GCTTAAAATATTAGAACATTTAAGTAAAATTTATATGTATAAAAATATATCTTACATTGTTGACAAAATACCCGATATGTGGTATGAATATATTAAAAAATATAAATGTTATAGTATTAATATCAATTATGACTATAATGATATTGAAGATATAAAAACGTGTGCCAACTTAATACCCACATATTGCTTTACTATTAATGATAAGGAAAAATATAATGAATTGAGAAAAATAAATGTCAAAGGTATAATAACCGATAAGCCTGAGATATTTTTGCCATAATATATAAATAATATTTATATAATATTTTTAATAATGTATAAAATAATATTGAAAAATAATAATAATGCTATCGCAAACACTATATATTCCAAGATTGATAATATTAAAAATGCTGATAAAATATGGTTAATAAATAATCTTAAAAAATATGTATACAATCATTTGAATTTACCTTTATACGAAACTAAGGATATTGAGAAAATAGTGTATGATTATGGTATTCAAAAAGCATATCAACATTTTATTTTAAATAAAAATATATATAATGATATTATGATAATGATGAATCACGATGAAACAAAGGTTATTTTCGGTATAGCATTTTTAATCATTTATGAACACTTTGAGTTTAGAATAATAGATATATAATACTTACTGCTTCCATTTTTTACCACAAATTAAACAATTCATAAATAAGGTTGATGCTTCGTCGCCCGAACGCGTCTGTAATTCATAATAACTTACTTTTTTACTTTTACATCTCATACATGTAATCATATCAGACATGGCAACAAGTTTAATTTCATAGGCTGCTTTAAATCTTCTTTGATTTTTCTCAATAATATCCTTCCATCTTTCTGGGAAAATATTATGATACTGCATGTATGGAAGCATATGTGGCAAGAATTCCTTTTTAACAATCATTCTATCATATAGGTTTTCATTTTTAACATAACTCGTTTTGCTAATATTTGAATAAATACTCCGCGAAATATTGATATATGTTTCCATAAATAATTGACAATTCCACGATAGCTGAATGCTATAATTATTAGCATAATCTATACTTGAATTAAAAACACCGATTTCTAAATCCCGCGCTTCTAATTCTGGTATTTTTAACTTATTTATTAATAAATTAACAAAATCTTCTCTAATCTTATGTTTATTATTTTCATTTTTTTCATCTAATATATTGATATTATCGGAATATTTCTTAATTTCATCTTCTAAATTGTATAACTTATATTCGCAGGACATCAAGATTAAATGATAGTTATTAAATAATTATTAACTATCATTTTTTTATATATATATAAAAATTGATTTATATATATTAATTAAATTATTATATAATAAATGGTATTAATTAACTTGGAAAATTATTTAGATGACAATGTTAATATAGTTGAGATATTTTTTGTTAAAAATATCCTTGAAAATAAAATGCTTGATATTGCTATTGGTGATAATATTATTAAAAACATTAAATATAAAAAAAATAAAGATGAAAATTATAAAATGTATTATATGAATGACAAAATATACATCTATGAACTATCTAATGATAATCAATATGTTATATCAAAGAATATGAAAAAAAACGGATTAATTAAAAATGACACTAAATGTAGATTATATATATTATCATCAAAAATAGATAAATATCCACAATATACATTTCCATGTACTAATGAATTAGATAATGTATCTGAGATAAAAATTAGTGAATATAAGATATCAAATCGCATATCATTAAATGTAAGGGCAGAGAATGGTATAAATAGTTTATATATAGAATATAAACATTCGCCCAATGTTGAAATAGATAAAATGAATGAAACTATTAATAAAATAATTAAAAATATTGAATTAATTTTAAATAGTGAGGATAAATGACAATTTTATGTTTATCTTGTATATATTTAATATACTGATTGCCGGAAAAATCATAGAACTTTCTTTTATTTTTTATAGTAAAACTATTTAAATCTAAAATGCTAACATTTATATGTGTTATATCATTTATATATATGTATATTTTACCAAAAATTAAATCTTCATAATAGTAAAACCCTCTATGAAAATAATTTAATCTATTTTTCCATTCTATAATATAATTTTTACAATCAGTATTTAATAAATCCCAATTATTTTTCATAAAATTGTCAAATACCTATAAATTAATTATAAATAAAAATTGATAGTCTTTATTCTTAATAGGAACAACATATAATAATGGCGGATATTCAAAATGATAATAATAATAATATTGATTATAATGATTTCATGAACTTTGTTAAAAATATTAATGATTCTTCTATTTCAATTAATTGTGACTATTTTGCTTCAATTAAGAACTTATATGATGGATATAATACATTCCTCGTATCAAGAAAATATGACAGCAAATATATCAAAGATATGCGAGAAAAAGCAATAATTAATAATTATATTTTATATAAATCATTGGATAGCAAAAATATTAAAAATATTTCTGAATATTATAAAAAAAATATTATTGATAACTTTGATAAAAAATTAAATCCACCTCCTTGTATTTTTACAGAGGCTTCGCGAGAAAGGCGAATTGAAGCAGAAAATAATTTAAAAGATGAGGTGAATTGTGACATTAGCACACATTATAAAAATATTAATTCTAAATATGAATATTATAATAATCTTGATAAACAAAATGAAAATATTGAATTAGAATATTTGGAAGCCGATATTTGCGATGATGAATATTTCGAAGAACCTTATTATTATTCAACTGATGAAGAAGAATATTACGAAGATTATATTTCTGATTATGAAAGTGACTATTTATCAGATGACTATTAATAATTTGCCTTCTACTATTGTCTCAATAATAATTAAGAATTACTATAATAAAATTTTTTTACATTAGGATTTATCTTGAAAGAGGATTTATCAATATTAATAATTTTAATAGAGTTTAGATTTTTTGCTCGGGATAACGCGGTATAAGTTTGTCCGTATGCGAAAATATTATCACCGAGATCTAATTCTACTGCGTCAATAGTCATACCTTGTGACTTATGAATAGACAGCGCATAACTCGTGCGTATAGGGATATGCGATATGAAAGATTTTTTATCATTTATATCTATATCTTTAAAATAATGTATTGCGTGAACATTATCATTAACATCTTTAATTATAACGAAATCTTCAAATAATTTTTTAATATATCCGCGTGTTCCATTTACAAGCCCATTAGCAATATCAATGTTACGGGTTATCATAATTTGAGAATTTTCTGTCAATTCTACATTAAACGACATCGCTTTTTTTTCATTACCGGGATTAGAGAAGGCATTATATGTAATAGTTTTATATCCTTTACTTTTTAATTTATTAATTTCAATTAAATTTATTTTTTCTACATCAGCATTAATAGGATAAAGTTTTGTAGGTATAATATTTTCGGCGAATTCAGTATTCTTTAATTTTTCTAAAACAGCGATTATATTGTCGGTACATCTGCCTTTTCTAACTATATTAAGTATTTTCTGAAATAATAAATCATCAGTTTGTCTAATCAACTCCTCAAGTATTACAACTTTAATATTGCTTTTGTTCCATAACGGCGATAAGAAACAATATGAACCTTTTACTGGCGCTAATTGACAGAAATCACCGACAAATATCATTTGAACACCACCAAAAGGTACATCAAGTAATTCTTTATTATTATATGATTTTATTATACTTAGTAAATTACAAATATAATCAAACATTTCATCACACATCATTGATATTTCATCAATTATAAGAACATCTAAATTAGAGAGTTTTTTATAAAGCTTATTATTTTTAACTATCGTTTTAACTATATTACAAACTTTCTCATTACCCAAACCAATTCCGAGATAAGAATTAATAGTTTGCCCACCTATCAATGAAGCCGCAGATCCAGTAGTCGCCGTTAGACCATATGATTTATTTGCTTCTTTAAGTTTATCTATTATATATTTTATAGTAAAGGATTTTCCAGTACCTCCGGAACCAGTCAAAAATATATTATCACCATTCAATACAGATTCTACAGCATTCTTCTGTTTATTATTTAAACAATCCATTTAATAATTAAATAATTAAATAATTATATTATTATAGAAAATATCAATTTTTATTTATAATAATATAATTATATAACAATTATATAATATAATTATTATATAACAATTATATAATATAATTATTATATAATTATATAATATGGTTATGAACTTCAAGAGTAGAATTTATTGTACTGACGAAAATCAGTTGAACTTTAAAGGAAAATCTATTAATGATAATATATTTAAATGCAAACAACTCATTGGATGTTTACAATCCGAAAACACTACATTTATAGAAAGAATCCAAATCGTATCTAAAACGAAGAAAGACGGGAAAAAGAAGCATCCTTATAAATTTAAATCCCTAGAGTTTTTGATATCTAGGAAAATAGAAGAGGCTGAGTTTGTTGAGCTTATTCGTAAAATGAAAGAATGTGGTTTTAGTAGTACTGAAAAAAAAATCAGTATTCAGTTTATAGATATAAAAAATAATCCTCGTAAACCATTGTATGACTACGACTTTATAACATTGGAGAGTAATGAACCAAAGACATATTCAAACGTAAATAAATATACATATAATGTAAAGTATATAGACCTATTCAAAAGTAAATAAATATACATATGATGTATTCTATACGCTAGATAGCCAAAGGATATGCGACAACCTAAGATATTTATAAATTTTCTATATATCTTTTTATATAAGAATTTTTTTTATTATACGAAGATATAAATATATTGTTCTTATTTTGAATATTTCTAACAACATCATTATGATATAATTCGTGAGTTGTGGGAGAATATTTATAAAACCACCTTATTAATGTTGATTTATCAATAATATTATTAAAATCAAGGTTATATTCGCGACACATATATAATATCGCACGTGATATTAAACCTCGCGAATTAATATTTGGTATAAATAATTTTTTTTTATGATTTACATAATTATCATATTCAAGTTTAAACCAGTTTTTATCTGTTAAATCATAAATATCACAATATTTGTAGTTAGACCTATTTACATTTAAAGTGTTAAATGTTTTAATAATATTGTGCATATCTTTGTTTTCACAATCTTTTAATAAAGATTGAGGATATATATGTTCTGCGGTTAAAAAATTATTCTTTGGGATAATTAAATTAATATTATTAGTGTAAAGTATTGGCATTTTATCATCATTAATAATAGTATTTTTGATTAAACACAATTTACTTTTAATTACTATAGAACATGAATAACATTTTATATGATTCATATGAAAGAGTAATATTATTATTACTTTTTTCAAAAATAACATTTAATATAATAGTATATTTTATAAAGTCAATTTTTCTACTATATTTGGATATAATGTTTTAAAGAACATATATATATTCTCATTAACATCAAGATTTTTATCAGGTTTATAGCGTTCTATTAAGTTTTTAGATTCAAAATCGCCATGAATCCAATAATGTATCATAATTGGATTCATGTCATATACTCCGCTTTTAACCATTTTCCAATCTTCTAAATTACAAGGCAAATTATGTAATTTTAAATCATTAATAGGGTAGATTAATTCACGATCTTCTATAATATGTATATCAAAACCACATGTTTTATATTTATCTATCTGTTGTTTTATATAACTGCCGCCAAATATATCAAATTTTGAAAAAATATTAACTCCATGTTGTAATATAGTATTTGGTATTCCTCGTAATAATTTTTCTACAAAATTATTATTTTTATTCGCAGCAAAGAAAGCGTTACATATATATTTTTCATCATTATATAATGCCTTTGTTTGACATAGTGGTTCATAAGATATATAGAAAGTATCTTTACTCATATCTAATAATTCGGCAAAATCACGCATTACTAAAACATCTAAATCTATGTATATACCACCATAATGATACAAAATAATAATACGCGAAATATCACCGCGCTGTACTCCCGTTCTAGCAAAACTATAAATTTCAAAAAAATCCGGATAGTAGCTATTTATTAAATCTGTTATTTCTTTATCAGACCACAATTTAAATTCATAACCCTTACTTTTAAGTAGTTTAACATTTTCAGCATATATATATTTCATAATTGGAGGTAATTCTTCTGTCTTCCATGTTTGATGTATAATTTTAGGTATCATAATTTAATTATTAATCATAATATATTGTTTATATAAAAATTATAATGATATCAGGGTTTTATCCAGCGTATAATCCATAATAACTATTAAATTAATAATTTTAATATTACATATATCTAGCGATGGAACATATATAGACGATACATTAAAACCCTCTATAATATTTAATGCCCACATAAACTTAAAAAACAGAGTATATGGATACATGTTTATATCATATGGGTATATTCTATAATTTACTATATTATCATAATAATAATAAACAGGTAGAATATGTAAAATAATATCACATATTATATATTCATAATTTAATAAAGATCTATCTGATATTTTATTAAATATAGATAAATATCTGCTAAATGGTTTAGTGTCGTCTATTTTTTCAAATAATATTCGGCTATCATATAACATAAATCCATGAAATAATATATTTATTAGTAATGAATTATGAGCTATAAATTTAGATATATATGGATTTTCTACTCCAGATAAATTAATATAAATATAATTTAAAAATATTAAAAGAATATTCCAATTAGTATATTGATTCAATTTTCTTTTAACTACCAAATTAGATATATAAAGATTTGTCAATTTTTTGCTGATAGGCATTAATAATAAAGATAAAAATATGAATAATTCAAAAATATAATAATTATAATCAGCAATAACTAAATGATTTATCATATTTTTTTAAATAAATAAATATATAATAATCTTATATATTTATTTTAATGGAGATGATGTTATATCCATTCCGCAATATTCAACGCTCTTTTTTTCAAAATCTTGCTTTGTATAAATACCAATGTTAATAGATTCTTCTAAAATCCATCTAAAATTATCCCAAAACTCAGTTGTATGTCCGATGCTTTCGGTTGCTAAATGTGCGAATTCGTGTAAAACTACAAACATCATAGTATTAATATCTACCAATGAATCTTTATTTCGCAGGCACAAAATAATTTGCTCTCCTTTATTTACGGAATAACTTGTATATCCCGGCGTTTGAACCCCTTCCTTAATAGCGTCTGGTCTAAAATTTCTTTCTAATGAAGATACGCGATTATCACTATTTCCATAAGTTTTTTTTAAGTGTTCCAGTAAAATAATTAACCTTTTTTTAATTTTTGCTATTAAATCGGCAGCCTCCTTAGAATCATCTTTTATTTGAACGGTATAGGCTTCATTATCTACATTGCTAACCACTTTAGTGAGCCCTTTTTCATTATTATAGTGATATACTAAATAAAAACAGATTAATATTAATACTAATATCACTAAACCTTCGGAACCTATTTCCATTCTCTATATATTACAATAAATTAAAAATTGATTTATATTATTTAAAAGAAAAATAATAAGATTATTTATAATGGATTTTCCACGCAAACAACATAATCCGCTTAAGTCTAAAATTACAAATGGCAATAATGGGAGTTACGATAGTGATATTGTAGAGTTTCAAATAACTGATATATTTGTCCCTGAAAATGACAGATATAAGGAAAAAGATAATGATGAATTATATACATTGCTGATATTTGGTACTCGCGAAGACGGGGCAACTTTTTGCGTTAATGTTAAAAATTTCTGCCCTTTCTTTTATATTAAACCTCCTGAGAGTTGGGAATGTTTGAGCGACAGCAGTTTTCAAGCAAAAGTGGATGAATTTAAAGATACACTTTTAACACAAAAATATACTGCTACTTATAAAACGAGTCAGTATGAAAAAAAAATAATTCCTAAGAATTTAGAAAATCATTTTAAAAACATTAGCGTGGAAAGTAAAAAGGATTTTTGGGGGTTTACTAATAATAAAATATTTAAATTTTTAAAGATTGAGGTTAAATCAATGAAATTATATAATACTTTGAAATATTATTTTAAAACTCTTGAAACATCGGGTTTTAAAGCATATGAAAGTAATATAGACCCATTCTTAAAATATTTACATATTCAAGATATTAAACCATGTAGCTGGGTAAGAATTAACAAATATGATATTGGTGACGATATTAGTAGATGCGATTATAACATTAAGACAAACCATAAAAATATAGTGCCTATTGATAAAAATGTAATCGCTCCTATTCTTGTGACGTCTTTTGATATTGAATGTACAAGTAGCCATGGTGATTTTCCGGTTGCTAAAAAAACATATAGTAAGGTAGCTCAAGATTTAGCATTAGTAGCAAAAGCTGGTTATGATTGTAGCGAAGAATATATTATAAATTGGATACAAACTATTTTTACAGATGATGTAATTATAGATGAAGAAACTGATTTAAAAATTAACAAAGTATATGCTAAAAATAGTGCTTCAAAAGTAACGAAAGAATATATTGATAATATTCCTAATTTGTTGAAAAATGAAATTTCTAATATTACAAATATACTTGATAAAATTGCCTCGTCTGTTAATGATGATGAAGAAGATGAAGAAGATGATATTAATATGACTGTGGCAGAAATAAATGCGGAAGAGTTGAAAGTTTGTAATATTTTAGATAAATTATTATTACCTCTTGAGGGAGATAAAATAATACAAATTGGCACATCAGTTCATTTATATGGTTCTGATAAAATAATTTATAAAAATATAATATCATTGAATAGCTGTGATGATATTGAGGGATGTGTTGTTGTTTCTTGTAAAACTGAAAAAGAATTGCTAAATAAATGGAAAGATGTTATGAATGATTTAAATAGCGATATAATAACTGGATATAATATATTTGGTTTTGATATGCCCTATATATGGGATAGGGCTAAAGAACTAAATATTATTGAAGATTTTAGCATTGGGCTTGGAAGGTTAATTACGAGAAAATGTGGATTGGTAGAGCAACAATTATCATCATCGGCAATGGGTGATAATATATTAAAATATATAGATTATGATGGCATAGTTTTAATTGATTTGCTAAAAGTTATGCAGAGAGAACAAAAATTAGATAGCTATAAATTGGATAATGTAGCGTCAATATTTTTAGGTGATAAAAAGAATGACTTAAAACCTCAAGAAATTTTTAGCAAATTCAAAGGAGATAGCAAGGATAGATGTGTAATTGCCGAATATTGTATTCAGGATTGTTGTCTTATTAACAGGTTGATACATAAATTGAAAATAATTGAAAATAATATTGGTATGGGAAATGTATGCCTTGTTCCTCTCAATTTCTTATTTAGAAGAGGACAAGGAATTAAAATATTTTCACTTATTGCTAAACAATGTATGGATAGAAATACTTTGATTCCTGTAATTAAATCATATCGTGAAAATGTTATAGACGAAGATGATGGATATGAAGGAGCTGTTGTTTTAGATCCTAAAGAAGGAATATATTTAAACGAACCTATAGTAGTATTTGATTACGGGTCTCTATATCCATCGTCTATGATATCTCGTAATTTATCTCATGATTGTTATTTAATTGACGAAAAATATAGAGTTGCTGATGATAACATTGAATATAAAGATATATATTATGATTTATACGAAGGAAAGGGAGATAAAAAAAAGAAAGTTGGGGAAAAGAAATGTACTTTCGTACAATATAAAGATGGTAAAAAAGGTATAATTGCTGATATATTGGATATGCTTTTAAAAAAAAGAAAGAATACGCGAAAAAAAATAGATTATCAGACAATTATTTACGATGGCATGGAAATAAGTGGTATATGCGAAGATAATGGTGAGTTTTACGATATTTTAGATATTGATACAAATAGCAAAACAACTATTAATAAGAATATTGTAGAAAGCATTAAGCAAACTTATAATAGTTTTGAGCAGGATGTATTTGACTCTTTACAATTGGCATATAAAATTACAGCAAATTCATTATATGGTCAGATAGGCGCCAGAACTTCTTCTATATATCTTAAAGAAATTGCGGCTTGTACTACTGCGACGGGAAGAGAAATGATTATGTTGGCTAAAAAGTTTGTGGAAGAAAATTATAACGCGGATGTAATTTATGGAGATACAGATTCAATATTTTGTAAGTTTCCTTTAAAAGATGGAGCTGGTAATATAGTTCAAGGAAAAGATGCGTTACCTTATGCTATTGAAATTGGAAAAAAAGTAGAAAAAGAAATTGCTAAAATAATGCCAAAACCTCAAAAATTAAATTACGAAAAATCTCTATATCCTTTTATATTATTTAGTAAAAAAAGGTATGTGGGAAATTTATACGAGTTTGATGTCAATAAATATAAGCAAAAATCTATGGGTATTGTATTAAAAAGACGCGATAATGCTCAAATAGTTAAAAAAATATATGGCGGGGTTATTGATATTATTCTTCAAAAACAAGATTTACAAGCTTCTATAGAATTCTTACAAGATGAATTAAATGATTTAGTAAATGGCAAAACATCTATTAATGATTTAGTAATTACCAAAAATTTAAGAGCTTCTTATAAAGATCCTTCTAAAATAGCACATAAAGTACTTGCTGATAGAATTGGGGCGAGAGATCCGGGAAATCGCCCAGTAATTAATGAGCGTATCCCATATGTATATATAAAAACAAATAGTACAACGGGATTACAAGGTGACAGAATTGAAAATCCAGAGTTTATTATTGAAAATAAATTAACACCTGATTATTTACATTATATTACTAATCAAATAATGAAACCATTATTACAATTATACGCATTATGTATTGACGAATTGCCAGGATATGATAAAGACGATAGTTATTGGAAAGAAATAGATTCTAATTTACAAGTAAAACCGATATATCAGGATGAAAATAAAAGGAAAAATCGCATTGATAATTTAAAGTTACAAATGGTAAAAGCATTATTATTTGATAAATATATTGAGATTTTATCAGAGCCTAAAAAACCACGTGCTAAAAAAAATAAAGAATTGTCCGCAAAAATACAGCTTACAGAAAATGCGGTAATTGATCTTAAACCCGAAAAGGTAAAGTCAAAAAATATTGATACTAATATCCCCAGTGATGTATTGAAGGTTGATATTAAAATTACAAAAAACCAAAAATCAGGAAAAATTATTGCTACTGCGAAAATTATAGATAATAAAACTAAAATATGGAATTATCAAAATGACGATTGTTTATCCAAAGAGCACGAAACCATTAAAATAATTAAAGAATTAATTAAAATGAAAAAAGAAAAAAAATATTTGATATCTCTTAATAATAAAGCATTTGTAAGGGGATATAATGAATCTTTGTTATATTACAAAGAATACATAAAAAATAATAATGAAAATATACTTGAAGATATATTTAAAACACAAGATACAGGAGCTTTGAAAATAATAAATACGATTCAAATGTATTCGGACATTATATTAAATAATGATATGTTTTCATTTACTTATTAAACAAATATTTAATGATATATGAAGCCTTCTCTTTACCGACGCCTTCTATTTTACATAATTCTTTATTTTTGTCATCAACTTCATTTAAAGCTAAAATTAATGATGTCATAGTCGGATATATATTTGAAATATTTTTAGATATTGTATTTGATATATAAGGTATCTGTGATAACTGCATTAAGTAACATGTTTTTTCATCAATATTTTCTATTTTCTTTTTTTTTAACTTTAAATGGTCTGTATATATAGTATTATTATCAGTAGTATTATTAAATTTTTCAGGATTTTCGATGATTTTAATTGATAATGATAATATTAAAGTAGCTGTTTCATTAACATTTTTAGTAAATACCAATCTTATATTGTCTCTAAATAATATATTTAAATATGTACTCTGTAAAACCTTACTATTATTATAAGATTTTGATGAAAGAATATCATCACCTTCTATAATATATGTTATCCTTTTATTATCATAATTATCAATCATTCTCGCCTTTTGCTCTCTATATCTCCCGTCATGTATTGATGATATTAAATCTTTTATGGTTTTTCTTTCAAAAATATATTCAATGTCGAGATATTTAATATTTATATCACCAATATCAATATTGTTTTTATTGATTTCTATTTTATCCGTATATATATCTAAATCACGATTGATTATATCATTATATAAATTAGCTTCTCTTGAATCTATAAGGATATTTAGTTTTTCGGACATATATATAAATATATAGATATTTTTATATAAATATTACACCATATTATAATATAAAATATGAGTTTTTGCCCTCAATATTTTATATGCCCTATCACACATAACATTATGAATGAGCCATATATTGACAATGAGGGAAACTCATATGAAGAGGTAGCAATTAAAAAATGGCTTGTTAATAATAATACATCTCCTATTACGCGTAATATTTTAAATGTATGTGATTTAAAATTAAATAGATCATTAAAAGACGCTATTCAGGCTTATAAATTGGGTAACGTAACAAATGATAATGTTGATAATGTAACTACTATTAAAGAATATCCAATATGTTTAAAAGAATATTCTGAAACTAATAAATATAATAAAATAGTATCTTTAATTATTCAGCCACAAGATATTACCGAGGAAGTATTTAATGATATTGTTATTATTATTGATATCTCGGGTTCAATGGATTCTGTCGCATACGTTAATCAAGATGGAAAACAAAATGATGTCGGTTTCACTATTTTGGATATAACTAAACACTCTATTAAAACAATAATTGAAGCAGCTAATTCTAATGATAGAATATCCATAGTAACATTTTCTGATTCTGCCGATGTTGTAAGTTGTCTTATTGAAATGACACCAAGTAATAAAAAATATTTAAAATCTCTCGTAGGAAATTTAAAAGTTAAAGGTTGTACTAATATTTGGGCCGGTTTAAATTTAGGATTAAAGCAATTTGATGTATCAAATAGAAATAAAACTATTTTGTTTATGACAGATGGAGTTCCTAGCTATCATTTATTGCCCCCAAGAGGTATTATAGAATCTTTAAAGAAAAATATTGAAAAATTTGAAATTAAACCTACTATTTATACATTTGGATTCGGATATTCATTGGATACTGAATTGTTAGCCGATATAGCAAACATTGGCAATGGAACATTTTCATTTATCCCAGATTCTGGTTTTGTAGGTACTATTATGATTCATGCTATTGCGAATATTAAATCAATTTGCGCTACAAATGCTATCATAAATATTAATACGGAAAATGGAACAACTATTAAAAAGATATATGGTGGTGATACAAAAATAAATAATGTGAATTATGGAGAGACACGTGAATTAATAGTTGTATTAGAAACTAATAATAATGATTATAATTACAATATAAATTTAGAATATACTTTTAATAATAATAAAAAAATAGTTAAATCCACGGAAATAAATAATTATAACAATATTAATAATATTATTAGATTTGAATACATTGATTTGTTAAATACCATTATTAAAAAAATGCCGGATGTTGATTTTTTAAATAAATATATAGAGGATTTTACTTATAAATATAATTCAAGTAAGGAATATATTACAGATTTAAAAGAACAGGTGATATTAGCCATATCATCAACCAATATATATGATAAATGGGGTAAAAATTATATTTATTCTTTGATGTATGCTCATAAAAATAAATTATGTAATAATTTTAAAGATAAAAGTATAGCAAATTACGGAGGAACATTGTTTAAAACTTTGGTTGAAAAAATAGATGATATATATTCGAATATGGAGCCACCTATTCCCTCAAATGCTAATTCTACTAAAGATATCACCGTCAGAAAAGGAGTACCTAAAAACTTTGATTTTAAGCAAAGTTTTAATAATGCCAGTGGTGGATGTTTTCACGAGGATAGTAAAATATTGGTATATCCTAATATTTATAAAAAGTGTAGTGAAATTATTAAAGATGATATTGTAGTGACAGAAAAGGGATATTCTAAAGTATTATGTGTTATTAAAATAAAATGTAATGATAATAAATGTGATATGGTTAAAATAAACGATGGGTTACAAATAACACCATACCATCCTATTAAAAATAATGTTTGGGTTTTTCCGAATAGTATTAAAAATAGCGAATACGTTGATAGTAATTATATGTATAATTTTATTTTAGAAAAAGATCACATTATAAATATTAGCAACATTTTATGCGCAACATTGGGGCACAATATTAATGATAATAATATTATAAAGCATGATTATTATGGCACTGATGCCGTATTAAATGATTTAAAAAAATGTAAAGGATATAATGAAGGATTAATAACATTCGCCGATAATTGCGTTATCCGCGATAATAATAATAACGTCATCTCATTTGATTTAGAAAAAATATGCTAAAAACTAATATTATTATTATTATTATAAGATTAATATTATGACTAATATCATTATTAATATCCCTATTAATATTCCGATTAATATCTGTATATAATGTAAATTTTTCTTTTTTTTTACTACAACATTTATCTATAATATATTCTTCGCGCCCATTTACTAAATCTCTATATTTTTCGTCTTTATTTAATATACTATCACAATCAATAGCATTACACGCATCTTTACTTCCTCCACTCCCCATTATTTTATTTTTATTATCTATAATTATTATTTATAAAATTAAATACTCTATCTTCAAATAAAGGATCTAAATAGTCAATATCTTTTGTATTAAAGGTGTGCCAAAATTTATGATAAATAGTAATACCTTTTTTTAAATAGCTTACGCATGATGATAAACTTGATTTACTTGATATAAATATGTCACTATTAATCATTCTATCAAAAGATGACAATAAATCCTCGTTAATATATTTGACTAAATTTGGTAATACATCAAAATCTTCAATAAAATGATTGTCGCGCGATATTATAATATCATTAGATATTACATTATTTATACCTGGATGATTTGGAGTAATAACAATATCTTTATTAGGTAATTCAGTATATAATTCTATTATGTATTTAATACCAATTTTTTCACATATTTTAGCAATTCTTTTTGCAATATTTATATAATGTTCATTAGGGAGCATTCTTTCCTTGTATGCTTCGAGAAATAAATCACCTCTGCGGACATGAATACCGATAGTAAATATTTTGTTTTTAGGAATGTTTATTTTATATATATCATGACAATGGGAATAAATATTTATAATATTATCAGTAATATTATATGGATATCTGATTTTTAGAAGAATGTTATTATGGATACTATGCTGTTTTAATTTTAGTAATGTTTCTAAATCTATATTTAAAGATAACAATGTTTTTTCAAAAATTACATCACTATTAATTATTTTTATTCTATCATTACAATTAATTATAAATTTTTCATCATTACTATTTAGCTCAAGGGCATTTACGCCCTGATATCCAATATCTGAAATTTCTGTATGATAATAGCCAATATCATATTCTTTACATATCGAATATATACCTAATATTCTTTGATATTGAGCGCCAAAGCCGTCATTATGTCCATTATAATATGTTAAATATAACATTACATATAATCAAAAAATGATATATATTTATATATATTTTAAATAAATGGCCTGTTTAATTATTGTAGAAAGTTATACAAAAACTAAAACTATTAAGAAATATATTAATGATAGTAATTATATTATAACATTTAGCAGTGGTCATATTTATAATTTGCCGAAAGATAAATTAGGTTTTAATACAGAAACATGGGATATAGAATATGTTAAAACAAATATCAAAATTATTAATAATATCAGAGAACTTGTTAAAAAATCTAATAAAATATATTTGGCAGCTGATCCAGATTTAGAAGGAGAGGCAATCGCAAATAATGTAAAAGATAGTATTAATGATTTAATTAAAGGAAAAGAATGCTATAGAATAACATTTAATGAAATTACTAAAAATGCTATTTTAAATGCGTTGAGCTGTCCGCGAGATATTGATATTGATGTTGTTAAAGCGCAAGAAACGCGAAGAATAGTTGACAGAATGATTGGATACAAAGTATCACCTATCTTATGGTCTAAATTCAATATGAACCATTTGAGTGCTGGAAGAGTTCAAATAGCGGCGCTTATACTATGTATTAATCAACGTAATTCAATAATATCTAAGGAAATCAAGAAATATTGGAATATAGAAGGTGTTTTCAAAATTAATAAAAAAAAAATTAGCATAACTGCGAAATTATTAAATAGAGATGAATATTTTAAATCATATGATATTCAAGAAGTACGCGATATCATTAACTCAATAAATATTGAAACTATATGGAATACTTCTTTTAATATTAAAGAGAGATTTGAATCGCCTCCACCTCCTTATACTACAACAACTATGCAGCAAGATAGTTATAATAAGTTTAAATATAATGCTAAGAATACTATGAAATTAGCACAAGATTTATATGAAAATGGTTTAATTACATATCTGCGCACAGATTCTACAAGTATATCCGAAGATGCTAAAAAGAGTTTATTAAATTATATAAATAATGTATATTCCAAAGAATATGCTAAATATAGAACATATAAAACTAAAATTACAAATGCTCAAGAAGCCCATGAAGCAATTAGAATAACAAATCCTACTATAGAAAAATGTGATTTTGATGGTTGTAATAGCGGACATATTAAATTATATGATATGATACGAAAAAGAACATTAGCGTCTCTTATGAGTGATGCCAAGTATTCAGATATAATTGTTATATTCAATAACAACGAAGCAAAGGAATATGTATTTAAAGCTACTAAAAGTTTCTTGACATTTGATGGATTTACTATATTATATAATAATGTGATAGAATGTTATAAAGAATATATCGAATTGCTCAAAAATAAATTTTATTTAAAAGAGCTAATAGCTACAGGTAATGTTGACGATATACCTTCATTATATAACGAGGTACAATTAATAAAACAATTAGAAAAACAGGGTATAGGGCGACCATCTACTTATTCAACTATTATAGATAAGTTGTTAGAGAAAAAATATGTAGAAATCGGTAAAAATCCGCAACAGGAATATAATATAGAATCGTTATACAAAAATAACGATGGGGTAATTGTTAAAAACAAAATAATTAATTTAGGCGGAAAGCAAAAAGATTTATTAGTACCTACAGAATTGGGAATAAATATAATTAAATATATTTACGAAGTAATGCCATATCTTTGTGATCTAAAATTTACTTCAAATATGGAATCCGATTTAGACAATATAATGAAATCTAAAATTAAAAAAGAAGATATTCTTAATTCTATATATAGTAAAATTCTTGATTCTCTCAAAGCCGTTGATATAAAAACGCCAGCAATTAAAAATGATAAGAAATCTTATGAAACCGGTATAATAGAAACGCGATACGGAGCATGTTATTATAATAAAGAATTAAATAAATACACTAATATAGAATCATATTTAAAATGGAAAAATATAAATATAAAACAATTACAAGATAATGAAATTAAATTTATATCTTCATTACCCAAAAAAATTACTTATAATAATTCAGAGCATTATTTAAATATTGGAAAATATGGATTATATTTAAAAGATAAGTTTGGGAAAAATATTAAATTAGATAAAAAACTATGGAATAGTTTTATAAATTAATCATACGGCGATAAACCTTTTCTGCCATTTTTATACCATTTTAATACATATTTATCATTAAAATTAGGGTGTTCTATATTTTCGTGATAATCTATATCTATACAATTTTGTATATTTTTATTACATTTTTTACAATACCAAGTATTAGGAATATTATGTGAATTCATTTATTATACCTATTTATTTTTTTTCTTTCAATAATTTACTAAGGTTCTTATTTAAATTATGTAATTCAAAAGCAATATTAGATAATGAAGTACCTACATTTACCCCATATTCGTCACATAGATAATCTCCTAAAATATTATGTAATGCGGTTTCATCGGTATCTTCATCATCGTCTTC